GTCTGTAGTCGTTGTCTCGCTTGCGGGCGAGTCTGGCCCGCTCGGCGGGGGGAGGGCCGCTTCGGCCGCCGCCTCTCCTTCGTCGTCCTCGGTCACGTCGATGATGATCTTGCCGACGTCCAAGTCCCACAGCGCGTCAGACGTCAGCGGCTCGCGGCCGGCGCGTCTGAGCGCGATCATCGCGAGCGCGACGAACAGGTCGTTGTCTCCGCGCCGCACCGCCTCCTGCATCTCGCCGGCTCGCACGCCAGCCTCGCGCTTGATGATGTTGAGATCGCGGTTCGTGAACGAGTCCAGCTCGAGCGGGTACTCGCCGTTCAGCGATCCCGCGTCCGTGATGATGACCTTGGCCATGCTCCTCCTCCTCGGATTCGCGGCTAGATGCCGCGCATGTAGTTCAGCGGACTGTACTCGGGGAACCCGTAGTCGTTGCCCAGCCTGTCCAGCATCTCGTCGATCTTGCCCTCGATCTCGTCCCCCTTTGCGTATAGCGCTGGCAGCAGCACCTTCTTCATCTGGATGACTCCCCAGTCGGCGCGCTTCCCGGTGGTCTTGCCGCGCGACTGCTCCACGTAGGAGCGTCCGAACCCGCGCACCCTCGAGCGGTAGCCCGACACGGTGGCGGGGTTGAACGGCGGCGACTTGCCCGCGGCGCGCTGCTGCGCCTCGTCGCGGACGACGTCTGCCGCCTCCTTGAGCGTCCGGTCGATGCGGCGCGAGAGCTCCCGCGACATGCGCTTGAAGTCGCGCTGGAGCTCTCGCAGTCCGACGACGTGGACGGTTCCCTCGCCGACTGCCACGGCTTACGTCGTGGCGCGGGAGACGAACCCGTTGACGGGCATCGTCAGCGGCGTCATGGCCGCGTCGCCGACCTCTCCCGCGATCGGCTGGTACTCCGTGAGGATGCACGAGCCGCTGTACTTCGGGTTGGTCGCGCTCGACGTGGTTCCTGCCGCCCACGCTTCGACCAGGAACGGCGTGCCCGCGCTGAACAGCGGCCACATGATCTGGTCGATCGAGTTGGCCGCGAAGTCCGAGTAAGCCGTCAGGCTGAACTCGTCCTCACGGAGTCCCTGCACCACCTCTCGTCCTGCTGTTCCCATCGCGCGCACGTCCACCGGGGGCGCCGACAAGGAGACAGTGATCTCGCGGCAGTGGTCTGAGATGTCGTTGCCGCCGACCTTGATCGCCGACAGCTTGACGATGAACTTGGCCATTCCGTCACGCTCCTTCGCTGATGACTGTTACCGTCCACTCGCCGACGACAACCTGTACCTGCGTCCCCGGAATAGTGGCGATTTGATCCGCCCTTCCTCGAGTGACGCGCAGGTCGTCGACCGCGCCACCGAGGGTCGTGTCCTGCTCCAGCACGGCCTTGACCGAGCCGGGGCCGGACGACTCCATGAACTCGTCCATGCGAAACGTGCCGCCCTCGACCGTTGCGAGCGAGCAGAGCGCCTGGATGGTAAACGTCCACTCGTCCACCCCGCGATGCAGCGCGCGGTCGTAGTCGATCTCCGGGCCGAGCACGTAGATGCACGGGTACTGCGGCTGCGCCGGCGGGTACGCCAGCACCTGGCAGCCTGGCAGCTGCTGGAGCGCAGCCGCGAGAGCGTCCCTGATCTGCCTCGCGCCAGCCATCAGGCGAAGGGGTACGTCCGCGTGTACGCGGCCAGGAGGAACGTGACGTCGGGATCGTTCCGCGCGATGTGCACGGCCGCCCCGTCGAGGCCGATCGTCACGACGCCGAACGGCGCGTCTCTCATGCGCCGGATCAGCTTGGTGGCGATTATCAGGCACGCCTGGTTGACCGACTTCGGCACCCTCGGCCAGCCGAACTGGCCCGTGACCTGGACGGAGCGCTCCCAGCACGGCCACCACCCCTTCCCTCCGCGCGAGTGGACGCGCAGGCGCTCGAACGGACGGCCGTCCTCGACAGAGTTGAGCGGCTCGAGCACGTAGTCGGTGTTGCGCGTCCAGGTCGTCTCGAAGGTGCCGTTGCCGTCTACGTCCGTCATGACGCTCGTCACGACCGCCAGGTCGTCGATCTCGATCGTGCGCGGGTTCGTGGGCGAGTACCACCGCACGTGGGTGGAGTCGCCGTCGAGCACGAAGGTGCGCCCGCACGCCTCGTCGATCCCCTGACCGGCGGCCTCGAGCGCGCGCGGGATGTCGCCGTCCAGGTGCGCCGTGTTGGTGAGCTCGAGCGCGTACTTGAGCTCCTCCATGGTGGCGTACCACTCGCTGTTCGTGTCGCTCATGCGATCTGCTCCGGCACTCGGATGATCATGTGGCCGCTGTTCGGAAACGTCTGCTTGTTGCCCGAGATGAACGTCACCTCGAACTCTCCCAGCCAGATGCCAGACTCGAGCGGCACGGTACCCCAGTTGTACTGAACGAGACCGACGTTCGTGGTCGCGCCCGACTGGAGGTTCTGCGCGGCAGCGTCGATGAGAGGAGTGCCACCCATGAGTCTGGCGTGGAACTCGACTGTGGCCCCGCCGATGTCGACAGGGTTGCCGTCCTCGTCCACGAGGGTGCGCTGGAGCGCCGACAGCTTGTCGCCCAGCTTGATGACGAAGTCAGGTGCTGGCATCGCTGCCCCCTATCCTCGGACGCCGGTTTTCCCGCTGCTGGTCGCGCGCGCTCGCTTGGCTCCGGTCTGGCCGGCCGCGCGCAGAGCGCCGCTCATCCCGGTCGTGCCCGTGGCGTTCGTGATCGGGTCGGCCGCGAAGTCGGAGCCGATGAAGAGCTGAACGCCGGCCGCCCGCGCTCGAGGAGTCAGCGATCCTGTTTCGGAAGCAATGAATGCGTCGGCCGCGGCGAGCATGCCCGCGGTCGTCATGGAGCCGGTCTCGGTTGCGATGAACACGTCGGCACCTGAGAGCGACCCACGGACGACAAGCTCGCCGCTTCGGAGCCGCTCGCGGTTCTTGACGCCGGACAGCTCGGTGTCAGCGAACAGCGATCCCGCCTTCCCTGCTCCCTCGCGCACGCTCGGCCCGGACAGGCTCGTGTCAGCCACGAGCGAGCCGCTCTCCGTGGCCGTAAAGGCGTCCGCGCCCGAGAGGGAGGACTGAGCAGTCAGACTGCCAGCCTTCACGTTCTCGTGGACGTCAGCCCCGCTAACGCTCGTGTCTGCGACCAGACTGCCCGTCTCAACGTGCTCGGCGACATCCGCTCCTGAGAGCGACGCTCCTCCCGTCAGGCTGCCAGCGTGCGCGTGCTCCGCGACGTCTGCGCCGGACACGGAGGCCCCTGCGGTGAGCGAGCCGGTCTTGTCGAACGATGCCGGGGGTGCAGCGAGCGGCCCGACGATCCGGGTCTCGTTGACGTAAGGGAAGTTCTTTCGATCGACGGCCTGCATGACGCCGTCGAACACGAGCGCGCCGGTGATCTGCTGCGACACCCCGGAGACGACCGCGCCTGCGACGAGCGACCCCGTCTCGGCGTGCTCTGCAACGTCTGCGCCGGAGAGCTCGGTGTCGGCGACCAGCGATCCCGTCTCTGCGTGCTCGGCGACGTCCGCGCCGGACACGACTGCACCTGGGACGAGCGATCCCGTCTCGACGTGCTCAGCGACATCTGCTCCGGAGACGACCGCGCCGGCCGTGAGCGAGCCGGTCTTGCCTGCTGCCACGCGCGCCGACGTTCCCGACAGTTCCGTGTCCGCGACGAGCGACCCCGTCTCCGCGTGCTCCGCGACGTCTGCGCCTGAGACGACCGCGCCTGCGATCAGCGCGCCGGTCTCGGCGTGCTCGGCGACATCTGCTCCGCTTACCGTCGTGCGAGGTGTGAGCGAGCCGGCGTGCGCGTGCTCCGCGACGTCCGCGCCGCTTGCGACCGTTCCTGCCGTGAGCGAGCCGGTCTTGTCGTAGGTCGCGCCAGCGCCGATCTCGAGGCCGCCGATGATCAGCGTCCTGCCGCGCTCCTGCTGGAGGTTTCGTCGTGGCGCTGCGACCCGGACGTAGGAGCTCATCGCCACACCAGGCCGGAGCGGTTTACGCGGAGCGCAGGCCCAGGCCCGCTGCCGGACAGCGTGTCGCTCCACCAGGACGGTACGTCGCCCGTGGCCACGGACGTGTTCGTGCGTCCCGTCTCAGACATGCTTCCGCCAGTTGCGGTCGACACGAGACCGGACGCGGCGTTGCAACGGATCAATTCCACCGGGGCAGCGTCAATCCACGCCTGATAACCGTCCTTCAGGTTCACAATCGCGCCGTCAGACAACGCACTGTCCCAACCCGCGGCGATCAGGACGTTGCCGTTCAGAAACGCTTCGCCCGGATCCAACGCGCCGATCACGAACCCTGTGGTGGAAGTGGCGTCCCCGACCGCGCCGCCCATGTCCGCGTGACGCCACGTAGGGTCACGATAGATGTGAACGCGGGGGATCGAGGAACCCGCTGCCCGACTGATCGCCACGATCACCCACCCGTTCGCAGTCGTGATCGCGTCGCCCACGTCGAATGTTCCACCAACATTCGACTCGAACGTAACGTTGCCGGACGAGTCCATGCTGATACACGCACCGAGGTTGAACGCTCCGGAATGGAGTCCGCACACACCCTGGTCGGTTCCTGTGGTGTGCTTCATCACCGCAGCGAGCGTGATCGCACCGGTGCCGCTCCAGCCCCCTTTGTTGCACTCGATGCGACCCGAGCTGGCTGGCGTGAACAGAACCGAGTCGGCCATTTACTGTTGCCACACCCTGACGTAGTCGATCTCGGTGACGATGTCCGCGCTCGTCCCGGACGGGTCGCCCTCCCAGGAGTTCTGCGGCATCTGCGAGAAGAACAGATACATCGACTGCTGGCTCGAAGCGAACGGCGGGTTCATGTTGTGGATCTCCGACCCGTCCAGGTACCAGCGCATCTCGTCGGACTTCCACAGGATGCCGTACACGTGCCAGTCGGCAGACAGGTTCACGCCGGAGTCGTAGATGGCGTTTGCGTTGATGTCGTCCGCGACGCTGTACTTGTCACCCGTGTTCTTGTGGAGGGTGCCGTGGACGTTCGTGTTGCCGTCGAAGACGCACTCCATGATGTCGATCTCGCCGTTCCAGCACGGTGAGCACTCGCACGGCGGGCTGGCAGGAAGCGCAGGCCAGGACGGGTTCGTCGCGTCGGCAGACGCAGAGAGCCAGAAAGCGGGCAGCATCCCCGTGACGTAGTTGTGCTTCATCTTCGCCTCGAAGTACCCATACTGGAACTGCTGGACGACAGCTCCGTCGACGAGCTCCGTGGCGGTCGTGATGTGGACGTCCGGGTGTCCCTCCGAGTTGCGCGAGTTGAGCGTCATCACCGAGCCGGCTGCGTACTGCTGGTCGGGCAACGCTGCCGCCTCCCAGTGAGCGTTCTGCGACCACGCGCGCCGGTTGTAGTAGTCGAAGTGATCCTGGAACACGACCGAGTAGCCCAGGCCGGAGATCGGGGCCGGCGTGCCAGGGAACGACGACACGGTGTACGTCGCGCTCTTGGACTCGAGCTTGCAGAACACCGCCCAGCGGCCGTCAAAGATGGTGGGCGACGCGGAGAACGTCGTCGGCAGGGTCGCGTTGTACGCGCGGCTGTAGAACCGCGAGCTCCCGGTGACGCCGTTCGCGCCGCTGTACACGAGGCTGCTCGAGGACGGGTGGTGGCACACCCAATACTCGCCGGGGGCGACGTCCGTCTCGACCTGCACGACCACCTCGTTCCAGCCCACCACGGGAGTGAACTGCGCCGTCTGGCAGATCAACGTGCCCGGGCCGCCGGATGGCCCGTCGTTGTCGTACAGGCCGAGCACCAGGGTGCCGCTGACGGTGAACACGTAGATGCCGAACGACTTGACCGTGCTCGTGCCGAAGCGGCTCTCGAGCGTGGCGCGCGACGCCAGGAGAACGCCGCCGTTGTTCGTGTCCGTGTTGTTGTCGCGGGCAGCGGTCTCACCGATCCACGCTGGCACGGCCAGCGCAGCCGACTGAGCAATCCGCATGGTGCTGCGGGTTCCCCCGACGCGCGACCTGCTAGTTGCGCCCCGATTCCCCGCGCCGCGCCCGACAGCGGCGGCCGGCATCACTCATCCCATTCGATGCTGAAGTCGAGATGCTGACCGGTTCCGGTCGGACAGATGATCACGACGCCCGAGGTCGTGGCGTTGTCGAGGATGAACTCGCCTGGCCCCCACGTCCAGATGACACCCGCGCCCTTCGCGGCACCGACGGTCGCCTGCCTGATCGGAGCGCTGACGGTCGCGTCGGCAGTGTGCGTGTTGAAAGCGGTGCCCACGATCGTCCGCGTGTCGTCGGACGTACAAATCTCCGTCAGACCCGTGCCCTGCGTGCCCGTTGCAGTGGCACGCACAACGGCGACGGCGGCCTCGACCGCGGTCGTGTTGTACACCTCGATGAGCCTGATCTGCGGCTTGAGCGCCGCGGTCGAGTAGAGGCTCGGCCCGCGGAGCGACGTCGGCACCGCGGAGGTTCGTCCTGCTGCTGCGCATCTTGCCATTGGGTGCTCCTATCTCCTGGCCGAAACAACGAATGGAAGGGGCAAGTCGTCTGGCATCGGCTTGAACGACACCCCGAAGATCACCTTGGCTCCGGTGGCAGGAGCCTCGCTGGTGGTCGCGTCCGCGGTCGTGCTCGAACCCTGGTTGTCCTTGCGCCAGTTCATGAACTGCGTGTCCGTCCCGGTCGTGGACTCGACTGCCGTACCAGCCGTCCACCCCGTCAGGGTGGGAGCGGTCGTGAAGTCGTCTGTCGCAGTGAAGAACTGCATGACCAGGCGGTTCGTCCCTGACACGGTGACCGCAGGGACGTTCCCGTTCGCGGCCGTGATGGCAGAGGACGTTTGGAAGTCGTCCCACGGGTTGCCCGACGGGTAGCAGCCGCGGATCACGAACGGCTGCCCGGAGTACTGGCCGTCGACGCCGGTGTCCCAGGACGCGCCGCGCGTGAACACCGGGTTCGACTCGGCGTTCGTGTCGGCGCGTCGCCAGAACAGAGCAGCCTCACCGTCCGGCCCTGCTGCGAACTGCAGCGACCCAGTTTTCGTCCAGCCCGTCAGGTTCGGGATCACGGCTGCCGCGCCCGCCGTGTTCGGCAGCCAGTAGTTCAGCACGCAGACGAGGATGTCGTTCTGCTGGTGCGCAGGCAGCGTAAGCGTCAGCGTGCCCGTTGTGACGATGTTGAGGGAACCCTCGGCCTGGAGCGTCGGCGCGATCATCCAGTCGCGTACGCCAGCAGGCTGTCGAACGTGCAGAGCGGACTGTTGGCCTCCGGGCTGACGTTGCCGCCCTTGTCGCCGGTCAGCGGGATGTAGACGGCGCGCCCGCTCGACGGCTTGCACACGCGGCTGTTGCGGACTCCGGAGCTCGCGTCGAACGGCGTCCTGATCTGGTTGGCGTGGCGCGGCCCGAACGCGCAGTGGTCGCACAGGAAGTTGATCGGAGTGCCGCCGTTGAACGACTGGACGAACACGTTGCCGCCTCCGGTGCAGCACCAATCCATCACGAAGTTGCGGATCGTGATGTCGCGGCCGCCTCCCATCTGGATGCCGTCGAAGTGGCCGCCGGATCCGCTGGAGCTCCGGCAGTAGCCCGACTCGATCGTGATGTCGTGCGGCGCTGGCGCTGGCGGGTTGACCTTGATGCAGTCGTTGAAACTGCCG